TAACTGTTAAAAACTTTGATTACAAAGAAGGCGGATATATTAATCAAATTGGTTTAATTGCAGAAGAAGTTGAAGAACAAATACCGCATTTAGTAAATAAAAAAGAAATTGAAGGATATGATGAACCTCAACCTGATTCAGTAAAATACTCACAACTATCAGTATTTTTATTAAAAGCTATACAAGAACAACAAACAATAATTGATGATTTAAAATCAAGAATAGAAACATTAGAAGGATAACAAGGAGAATAATATGGCACAAACAGTAAGCGAAGTCTTAACAGCAGCAACAGATAGCGTAACACTTATTAACGGTGTAAACGATGAAAGTTGGAATGTTGAAGGCATGGAGCAATCAGATATTAACGATATGGTACAAAGAAACGTAGACCATTTGGAAATCGTTTTAGCGTATGCACCTGTTGATGAAGATGATGATACGCCTGATGTAGCTGGTAGTTCAGAAGATAAAACATCTTATGAAGATGCAATTTCTACTGGCAAAAGTTACATTGAAAATAATTCTTAGTATATAATTTAATTTTAAATAACTTATAGGAGAGTTAAATGAGTAAAGAAGAAAATAAGATGGAAAACCAAGAACCAGTAATAATTACATTTAATGGCACTGAATATAGAGCTGCTGATTTAAATGAAGAGCAAATGGCACTAGCTGCCAAGCTAAACATTGCTGGTAAAAAACTAGCTAGACTGCAAGAAGCATACGATGACTATGTCATTACTGATGAATACAAGAATCTTTGTATCCAATCATTTGATAGAGCTATTAATGCTGAAGATGTAGCTGAGGTAGTTGAGGAAGAATAATGCCAACAAGAAAGACTGCCAACGATGTACATTCAGATCTTAGAGTTCATGAAAAAATGTGCGAAGAAAGATGGAAAACTATTTATAAAAAAACTGATGATCTACAATCATCAATAAATGGTATGAGACTTTGGTTAGTTGGTGGTCTTACAACAATTATAGCTTCTTTAATAACAATTATTGTTAGAGGTTTACTTTAACAAAAATTAATTTATGATAGACAAACTTATTAAGCCAGTCGGCGACATTTTAGATAAATTTGTTGCTGATAAAGATTTAAAAATTAAATTGTCTCACGAGCTTGAAAAAGAAATTATTTCATTAAACAAAGCACAATTAGAAGTAAATAAAGTTGAAGCAAAACACAATAATATATTCGTTGCAGGCTGGCGCCCATTTATTGGTTGGTGTTGCGGTCTATCACTCTGTTATCATTTTATTTTAGAGCCAGTTATACAATATATTCTTATTGTTAATGGGATTCAATTTGAAACACCTGAATTTGATTTTAGTCAATTATCTACAATCGTTATGGCTATGCTTGGTATGTCCACATTACGTACTTACGAGAAAACAAAAAAGTAAAATGAAAGATCTTGTAAAAGAACGATTAATACAATGGGAAGCATTAGTGTTAAAGCCGTATGAATGCTCTCAAGGTTATACAACAATTGGCGTTGGAAGAAATCTTGAAACGAATGGTATATCAAAAGATGAGGCTATGTATCTTTTAGATAATGATATTAATAGCGTAATAGAAAAATTAGATAAGCACTGGCCAGTATGGAATACGTTTCCTGAAGATGCAAAAGCTATTATTATGGATCTAGTATTTAATATGGGCATAAATACATGGCTTTCATTTCGAAAAACTAAAGCTTATATGGAGCTAGGAGAGTGGGAAAAAGCGGGTAAGGAATTATTAAATTCTAAATATGCACAACAAGTGGGAAGACGTGCAATATTTAATTCAGAAGAGTTAAAAAAATGCCAACTAAAAGTTCAGACGAACATCAAAACAATTCTCGAATAGGAGCATTTGCAGAATCTTTAGTACAGACTTTCCTGCTGGAATATTGCGACTTCTGCTTTCCATGCCAAGACAAACATCCGGCTGATCTAATATGCGAGCTTGGGCCTGCTATGTATACTGTTCAAGTTAAAGCAAGAAGCAAAACGCCAGAAGGTAAATATGTTTTTGTTTCAGATAATTCTAGGAATCAAAGCCAGATATATAAAAACTATCATTGCGATATTCTTGCTTTTGTGTTTATGCCAGAAAAACGTATTTTATTCAAATCTAATTGCAGCTCGCAAACCTATTTTACATTCGATAAAAAAATTATTACTGATACTTTAGAAATAGATTCATTTCATGAAACGCTTCAAAACTTATCATCAGTTCCTGTCGTTCGACCGATCATAAGTGAGGCTGATTAAAATATGGAGATATTGAGTAAGGAGTAGTATTATTTTATTATCAGCCTCTTAATCATTCTACTTTAAACGCCTTAAAGTTAATACGAATAAATACATATAAAAAGGTATACAATTATATATTTATAGGTGTATAATATATTTATGTTAAATAAAAATAAGGAGTTAAATAACATGAGTAAACAAGATTATATAGAAATAGCCGATATTATCAAACGCAATATGAGAGGACAATTTGGTTTTGGTAAAGATGTATATGGTGACACAATATATGATATTTCGCACCCTGATAGAAAAAGTATGATAGATCAATTATGTGATTATTTTAAAAAAAATAATTCAAGATTTGATGCAGATAAATTTAAACAATATATAAATTCTAAATAGAGGAGTAAATAATGAGATACACACTACAAGTTCAACTACCTAGCTTAGGCTGGGTGCTTGCTATCAAGACTAGCGACTTATTCTACATGGCTAAGAAGAGAGCTAGATTAATTGCTCAAGGGCATAAAGTTAAATTAACTAAGGAGAAGAAGTAATGGACTTTCAAATATTATTAATATTAGCTTTTATGGCGGCTTGCTTATATGCAGTTGCTTTAATTATTAAAGATAAGGATGGTAAATAATGGATATACATTTAAACGAAGTAGGTACTACTAAACCTTTAATTTTACCTAAAAGATCTATAAGAGGTTATTACAAAGATTTTTTAACTGGTGAAACAAAAGTGCAAGTTAATGATAAAGAATATTCAGTTAGAGATTCTTTAATTGAAATACAATACTTAATGGGAGTTAATAGATGAATCTTAACTTAAGCCAACGTAAACTAAACAAACAAGAAGTAACTTTTTTATTATGGTTTTTATCTATAACACCTGATAATCCGATTGAAAATCCAATTGAAGATACTGTATTTAATTTTGACGGCATTGAATATACAGCAGTAGATTTTAAAAATCTATTTGTTAAATTAAAAGCAATTCAAAAATCTTATCAATCATGATTCCAGTAGAAGAAATAGCAACAATTGTTAAGTGGTCACAAAACATTAAAATAATAGAAGTTAATAACTGGGGAGATCATAAGTATACAAAAATTATATTTAACGATGGAACTATTAAAGTAACTGATAGACGTGTAGGTAAAGAAGAAGAAACGCATATTTATCCGTCTGATTTAACATTAAATGAAATAGCAGATTTATATTATAGGAGCAATAATGGTAGGTAAAAAAACACGATACGATCAAGCAAGCTGCTCAACATTACCATATATAAAAGGTATCAGCCAATATCAATCAAGAAATGAATGGCTTGATGTAGCTATAAAAGCAAGTGAAGGCGAATTGCCGGAACAAACTCCGCAGCTAATGCTTCAACGTATGGGAGATTTATTAGAGCCGGTTTTGTGCGAAGAGGCTAAAAATATATTAGGCCTTGAAAGCGTAAAAGTAGATTATGAGGAACCTGTAATGCACCCTACATTACCCCTAGCAGGTTCCTTAGACGCTACTGGCATAGCACATGAATTAACATTTAAAAATGGTGAATACGATCACGTAATTATTCCAGAGCAAGAAACAATTGTATTAGATGGACCTGGCGTGATTGAATGTAAAGCAACTCGTAATTCAGGCACTAATGATCTTGAAGAATGGCGAGGCGTATTGCAAGCTAAAGGCTTAATGGAATGCACCGGCTATAGCTGGGCAGCCGTTATTGTATTATGGCAATCAACAGATTTTAGAATTTATTTATATTCGCGTAAGCCCGAATTTCAAAAAGAGCTATCAGCGATTGTATTAGATTTTGATTACAGGGTTAAGCATAAAGAATATTATGCGCCTTCATCAAGTAATGATGCTAACGTTGTATACAAAAATGTTAATAAAGATATAATAACTTTAGGACGTAGTGCTGATATGTTTTGTGAAGAGATTATTAAAAAGAAAGAACACATAAAAGAATTAACAGAAGATATTAATAATCTTGAATTAAAATTAAAGAAATTTATACAAGATGCAGATGGCGGCCAAACAAATCAACATACAATAATGTGGCCTATGATTAATTACAAAGCACAACCAGAAAAAATAACGCCAGCTAAAGAAGCTAGGCAAGTAAGAGCTAAGACTCTAAGGATTAAAAAACATGGATGAGAATCAAATGAAAGCTGTTTGGGTAAAACCTGAAACGCATAAGATCTTAAAAGAATATTGTGATCAACACGGTAAAAAAATGATTTTTGTTGTTGAGCAATTGCTTAAAGAAAAATTAAAAGATAATGTCTAAATGGCATGGCGGTAAAGGAAGTAAACGCAGACCAGAAGATAAAAAAAAAATAAACAATAATTGGGACAAAATTTTCAATGCCGGAAAAAATAAAGAAGTCAGTAAAGATAAGAAATAAAAATACTGGCAAATATGAAATAGAACATCATTATTTAAAAAATAGATCAATTGAAGAACTCGAAACTTTAATTAATAATACAAGCACACGGCCAAAAATTAAATTAAAAGCATGCAGAGAATTAATTAAGAGAGGCAAAATTGGTTAACAGTAGAAATAAAGGAGCTGCATTTGAAAGAAAGATTGTTAACTATCTAAAAGAATTATCTGATGAACATAATGCTGATATACACATTACAAGAAATTTTGAGCAGCTATACAAAAAAGGAGAATGTGATATTAATTTTTTAAACTATGCAATTGAATGCAAATGTTATGCTGAAGGTAAAGGTTATAAATCTGGCTGGTGGGATCAAGTATGTGTATCAGCAGGTGATTCAAGAATTCCAGTTTTAGTTTATAAATATAATAGAAGTCCAATTGAAGTAGCTATGCCGTTTTGGTCTATTATGAAAGATGAGCCAAAAGATAATAATAAAATTTTTACTTGCAAATGGGAAGATTTTGTAGATATAATAAAAAAAAATACAATTTTCCAAGCTTATGTCAACAGAGACAAATAAAGATTTACGATTTTCAGAGTTCTGTGTTTTAGAATATTTAGATTATTTAGAAACCGACATGAGAATCAAACTAAGTTTTGATGAGTATGTATCTGAGTTTAGATATGTACTAATTGAAAAATGGCGCAATGAAGCGCAACCAATATTACATTAAAGGAGTAATTTATGGATATTTTGGGTATTAATACGAGTGGTGATAATGTTTTTATTAAGCATAGCAGCACGGATAAATGTTGGATGGTAGGAGAAGAGGCTCATCAAGATATAGTTCATATTCTTATTGATCCGGCTAGTATACAAACTGGTTGGGGTATATATGAAGGTGGCTATAGCTGGGAATGGGATGATAAGCCAGGCGTTTCTAAAGGACAACCTACTTCAGAACATAAAAGAGCATTCAGTGTTTGGATGTATACTAAAGAGCATGGGTCTAAGTTATGGCGTAGATTTAGCTGGGGCGAAAGTCAAGGCTTTAATTCAATGTGCGCAACGTTCTGGAATGATATAAAAGCAAATCCTGGAAAAGTTGTACATATGAAATATACTGGAGCTAAAGTCGAAAAGTTCAAAGTAGGTCAAGCAGCTATACCACAATTTGAATTTGTTAAATGGGCTGATAAGCCTGCAGATTTTGTTACTAACGATGTTGACATGCCTTTAGAGCAAGCAGCTACACAAGTTAATAATGATTTCAACTTTGCAATGGAAAATCAAACTCCAGAATCAGGTGATCCTAGATTTGACCCATCGGCGAAACCTTTAACTGAAGACGATCTACCGTTTTAATCATGAGAGAAGTCAACTTTGTAGAGTTGGCTCCTCGTGTAGGTCTTCATTTATTAGGAAAACCGACAAAAGAATCCAGCACAGAATATAGATGGGGTACTAATGGAAGTTGGTGCCTCAATCTTGAAACTGGATTATTTTTTAGTTTTGAATTAGATGAAGGAGGAGGAGTTATATGGTTAATCGACCACTTTAATCAAAACAGAAATGATATATTAAATATGTACAGTCCAGATATTAATGACATACAAGTAACTAAAACTAAAACATATAAACAATATAATCAACAACAAATGCGCTCATTGGCACAAGAGGCTGTTGTATTACTTAAATACACAGATTCTTTTGTAGTAATGAGGTTTGCAGATAATCATTCAATTAAACAAAAGTATGCACCATTCTGTAAACAAGGTGATAATTGGTTTTTAAAAAGGCCTGAAGGTTTAATGCCTATATATTATAAAGAAGCCGATGGCCCTATAGTTATTAGTGAGGGCGAAAAAGCAACTTTAGGCGCAAATCAATTATACGATGGACCTACAGCAACTTGGCATGGTGGCGTTAATAGCTGGAAGAAAGCCAATTGGGAACCTTTATTTGGAAAAGAAGTAATTATATGGCCTGATAATGATGAAGCTGGTTTTAAATGTGCCGATGAGCTATCTGAATATTTAACTGAAAATAAATGTACAGTGCAAATAGCTAAGATACCTGAAGCATTTAATGATAAAGATGATTTATACGATGCATATCACAATAATATTTTTGATAAAGAATCATTTAAAGATTATATAAATACTGAAGTTTCAAAGCCTAAAAAGCCTTCATTAGTATTACGAAAGATTTCTGATCTTATTACTAATATTCCTGAACCTGAATGGGTAATAGAAGATATTATGGAAAAAGATTCAGTAATAGATATTTATGGTGCACCTAAAAGTGGTAAATCATTTGTAGCTATTGATATGGCTTTATGTTCATCGTTAGGTATACCTTGGCAATCACATAAGACTGAACAAACACCTATTATTTATTTAGCAGGTGAAGGTCAACGAGGTATAGCAAGACGTGTACAAGCTTGGGAACATTATCATGGTCATGACTTAACAAATGCACATATGTTTGTATCAGATAGAGGCGTACGTTTTTTAGATGAAAAAGATCATCAGAATTTAATAGATCATATAAAACAAGTAGCTGATGAGTTTGGTGATATAGGTTGTTTATATGTTGATACTTTGGCTCGTAATTTTGGTGCTGGAAATGAGAATAGTACTGAAGATATGAACAAATTTATTGAACGTGTGGACATGTTAAAGTCTGAGTTCAGTTGTTGTATTGCTTTGATACATCATACAGGGCATGGTAGTATGGGTAGAGCACGTGGCTCCTCTGTGCTTCCTGCGGCTGTTGATGCTGAATTTGCAGTCAAACGACCTAAAGACGAAGGCGAAGAAATGAAAGTAGAGCTTACACAAACATTAATTAAAGATGGTAAACCTATGAATCCTAAGTACTTTAAGTTCAGAGAAATAGATTTAATTAATTATCCAGGCATGACTTCAGGTGTATTGGTTAAAACTGAATACGATGAATTTAAAGAAGAAGACTCTAAAATCGATGAAACAATATTAGTAATAGCTGAAATACAGGCTGCAAAAGCTGCAGCTGAAAATGTTGATCCTATAAATGTATGGGTAACACAAAAAGAAATTATTAATAAATCTGAAGATTTAAAGGAAAGTACAGTTAAACAACGAGTAAAAAGGCTTAAAGATGATAATAAAATTTATTACGAACAAGGTAAAGGCTATCAAGCTAAAAAGTATGATGCTATTGATTAGTTACATAATTAGTTACATTAGTTACATTTTAGTTACATTTCTTGCCCAACTTAAAGAAAAAAAGAGTTACATTTTGAGTTACATACATATACCTATAGGTATATGTAACTCATGTAACTTTTTGATAAGTC